ACTTATATAGAACTGATATAATATAATAATAAATATATATAATTTATGGCATCAAACAAAACTATGCGAGCGATTGATCGTTTGCGTAAAGCTGCAAATCTTGAAGCAACAAAGAAAGAAGTTAGTTTGTCTGATGGGACGATATTTGAAATGTGGGTGACACCTTTGACTCTTGCTGAGAAAGAAAGAGCTTTAAGAATGGCTAAAGGTGATGATACAAATGAATTTGCTTTACGTTTATTATTAACAAAAGCACAAGATGAAAGTGGTGAAAAATTATTTCAACTTGGTGAAATTGATATTTTAAAAAACGAAGTAAGAGATAGTGATTTGCAAAAATTAATGTTAAGTATTATTCAGGAGGAAGAAGAACCTATTGACCCAAAAGACTAAGTACTGAACTGCGTAAAGATAAGTTAATGATGTTGCAGTTTGGTATAGCAAAAGAATTAGGGATGAGTTTATCAGAAGTTAGAAAAATGACTCTTGAAGAAGTATTAGGTTGGAGTGCATATTTTCAGGTATTAAATGAAGATCAAGAAAAAGAAATGGAAAAAATACGCAGACGTAGGTAGAATAAAATAAAAAAAGTTAGTGGC